ATGGGCACCCGCAAACAACTGACCACCAACCAACTTGTCGCAATTTTTGAGCGCGCCCTTGGGATCAAGCCGGCGCCGAAGAAGCCGCGGCGGATCAAGAAGTCGTCGAAGCGGCGATGACTATGGGGATGGCAGTGATGACCGACGATCTAGCCGAGATAGACAGGGCTTTATTGCTTCAGGCTCGATACGTCCTCCTCAATTTGCACCGCCAACGATCTAGAGACGGCGAGACCGGATACCTGAAGATGGCTCAGGCGTGTGAACGCGCTGCAGACACGCTAACTAGGGGATAACGATGGCCGCCAGGACAACGCAATACGGCTTTAAGTTTGAGGCGGCGACCGTGGAGCGGCTGGCGTCGCACAAGGGTTACGCAATCATTGGCGTGAAGACGCCGAGGCAGATGCTGGAAATCCAAGTCACGCCGACCGGTCTGTTGAAAGTGCGTGGGCCGGTCAAACTGGAAACAGATTTGCCTAGGGCATAGGGATAAACATCATGAGCATTGGTAAAGCCGGGGAGTTGGTGGCGCTGGCGGAGAAGCAAGAGCGCAAGAACTTGGTGCGATTCTTCCGCAAAATCCAAACGGCTGCATACGACGGCCAGAACGGTTCATCCACCTACGCTTTTGACCGTCTCGCGTTCATTCAGGCGCTGGCGACGGCAGCCATCGCTAAAATCGAAAATGAAACAGCGCTACCCAGAGCAGAGCGATGAAAAAACAGGAGAATTGAAATGCGGAAAGCAGAAATTGTTCGTGATGATGCCGATAGGACCGCCATCCGGGTCGAGTTTATCGATGACGATGGAGGATGTGAGGTTTCCATATTCTCCGGCCCGGACGCCTTCGTGCGCGCGGAAGCGTATGCTGTAGCACGGCACGGTAATGATTACGAGGCGGCGGATGGACTGCGATGATAGGGAGATGGAAATGGCAGCAAACGATTTCTACCTGATCGATCTGGATGGCAACACGATTTGGCATGGCCGCGAAAAGAACGACGGCCCGCAGTCGTTTGGCACTTTCAAGGACGCCGAGAGGCGAGCGAAGACCTATGCGAAGTCATGCCCTGGAGAACCAGTCAGGATCGCCCAAGTCGTCGCCGTCGTGTCGTGCGGCGTGTCTCCTCCGGTCACCGAGAAGGTGTTCGAGAAGCGGCGTTGATGGAGCAGTAGGTCTGGAATGGCAAAGATAACCGCATACGAGTGGCTCAAAGCGCACGCGTCGCACTCCGGCGACGAGTGCTTGACTTGGCCGTTTCATATCGACCGCCAGTACGGCTACGGGCTGCTTGGCGTTGAAGGAAAGATCAGGAAGGCTCACCGCGTGATGTGCGAACTTGTCAACGGCCCTGCCCCAACGAACATCCACCACGCGGCGCATTCATGCGGGAGGGGTCATCTTGGGTGCGTCAACCCGAGACACTTATCGTGGAAGACGCCGTCAGAAAACCAGCGGGATCGCCGCTTTCATGGGACGTTGGGGCGCCGCGGTCCGGCCACCGCCGAGCAAGTTCAAAAAATCCTATCGATGCGAGGAACGCACTCGCAATTTGCGATCAGTAGGGCGGTTGATGTTTCTCCATGGACGATCCGGCGTGTGTTCAAGGAGCACGCGTCGAAATCCGCACAATCCGGAGGATAGAAGCGATGGACGAACCATTGAAACCTGATGACATGCTACCGCTGGATGAGGCGCTAGCTCTCGTCTTCGAACATGCGCAAGCCGGTTTTCCATGGCTGATCGGCGCTGAAAACGGCGTCGTCGATCGCGCCAAAAGGACGGTGCGATATTATGCGAAGCGGCGCCTTTGGATTGCGACGAACAAACAGAGCTAACGGGAGATTTGGGCGATGTACGACTACGTGAAGCGATCCTACGGCGTTGAACCGAAAGTCGGCGCACGCGTCAGGCACACCGAGACAGGACAATTCGGCGAGATTGCCCCCGAAGGTCGGTCGCAGCAGCACTACGTGATGGTGCGCTTCGACGGCCGCAAGCACGCCGACCCGTGCCACCCAACAGCTCTCGACTACAACCCGCCGGAAACCAGAAACATCGGCGCCGCGCCGCCCATCCGTGGGGCATGGGAAAACCGCTAACGGAACATCAACCCGTAAGGATTCCTTACAGGTTCGATCGAAACGGAGCTACCGATGACGAAGTGCCGAGAGCGCGATCACCACTTCAAATGCCCATGCTGCGGGGAGGAAGGCGTCATCACGTTGCCAGACGAATTTACGCGCTTCGATTGCCCGGCAGACTGCGGCGCATCTTTCGTCAAATGCCAAGGGATGGTTGGATGGCGCATTGTGTGCGTGGTGCGCCCCGTATTCCGCGCTGCCGGTGAGGAAGTAACGGAATCGAAGCCATGACGCATCGCCAGCCAGCCGAAGTGTTCCCACCTGGAGAGTTCATCCGCGACGAGATATTGGCACGCGGGCTGACTGAACGAGGATTCCAGGTTCTCCTATTCGCTACCGGATGCACCTCAGTGCAAGTCGTGGCCTGCGAACTCGCCGCCTACGTGGATGACAAGAGGCTCGTCATCGATCCAGACACGGCGGCATGCTTAGGCCGCGCATTCGATGTGAGCCCAGAATACTTCATCAACCTAGACCGCGCATGGCGTGGCGTTGATACCGAGGAAGTAACGAAGTGAGCGGAAAGATCAAAGTCAGCCGCAAAGAGCTGGACCTTGTGCAGGAGGCGTCGGACAGGATCGCCAGACGAAGCGGGAAGAGGTTCGTTTTGGACTACGCTCGCATTGAAATCGTGGAAGACGATCACAGTCGCGTTGATACCGAGATAGCGAGGGATTCGAAATGATCGCGTATCGCGACAACGAAACTGACGACGTGCGCGCGCAGATGTTCAGCCGATGCATGGCGCTGGCGGAGTACTACCGTGCCAAGGCAGAGCGACACGACGCGGACGCCAGGCACTGCCGCAAGCAAGCTGAACTGTACGAGCAGCGTGCGGCCCGCGAAAACAGAGCCAATTCCTGATTAACGAGGTTTGCGATGAATGAGATTGTGCAACGCCTTCGTCGTGATGGAAATTATGTCGGCGACCCCGTTGCCGCCGAGATCGAGCGCCTGACGCGCGAGCGGGATGAGGCGCGGGCGGCAGTCAAGGGGTGGCAGCGGTCGGCGTTAGCAATGCGAGACAAGGCGATAGATTGGGATCGCGATGGCCGCAACAGGTACGACGAAATCGAGAGCGTTTACTTTGACGCTGCGATGGGGATTCGTTTCATCACTGATGAGCAGAAAGGCGCGAAATGATCCCCGTGTTTCCGTTTGAAATGCAGTTGCGGATGAACAGAGGTGAGGCGCGCAAAAAGCCGCATCAACGATTGCGCGTCGTCAAACCGTACCCTGTTATGAACGACATCGACCGAAGACGCCGCAATTTGCTACCGATGATCGAGCGGTGCCGTGAGTTTCCGTGCCCTCTTCTATTCGACTGGAATCTTCGCCGGAAACGGCGTTAAGCGACAGGAATGTATGCCGATGAAGAGAAACAAAGGCACATCAAAAACAAAACGCAAATCAAAACGGACGGCTGATCCACGCGCAAGGCGCGAAGCAAGCAAAAGAATTGTTGTGTGCCAATTCTGTGGCGGACATGTAATCGTTAAGAAGTAAGCGACAGGAAAGAATGGATGTGAGCGCGGACGAGTTTTACAATACACATCGCGGTGGCAGCGGCGCTGTCATCCTTGTGTTGGAGTTCAGCGGAGACGACGAAATACGCGGCATATTCGGTTCGATCGAATCCGCCCATAACTGGCGCAATACTCTTGGTGACGAATACGTATGCGTGTTTTCTCCATACGTTGTAGACTGCCCAGAGTGGGGAAACGTGAAACAGCAGTGATTAGCGAATAAGGAGGATTCCGCCGTGGGCGACACCGAATTCCATATGTGCGATCATGGATACGAGCAGTGCGTAGAGTACCAGCGATCCATTCACAGCCTTCAAGACGAGAATAAGAGACTGCGGGAAACCGCAAAGGAGTTGAGCGACACGCTGTTGTCTATGAGACCGCTTGCCGGCTCAGAGGCGTTTCGGAAGTTCGACGATGAGACGTTCTTTGCCGATCCTGTCTACTTTGCGTCGTGCATCAGGATCGACCGCGAGTCTCTGCGCAACGCGCGCCGAAGGTCAGTCGGCGTGCTTGACTGAAACGGTTGCTAACCATGAAAGATTGGCGTTGGTTCTATAAGCGATGGGGGCGGTTTCCTGACCCTGACATATGGCCGTGCTACTACAAGGATGGGAGGCCGTCGTGGTTACGTCGCACGCTGTTCAAGATCGCTATCGCAACTAATGGGCAATCAACGCCAAATATGCGCCGGGACGTATAAATACGTTATATGATCTGCGGACGATAAAAGAAAAATGTGCCGCTTCTGGATCAGCCTCGCCCGCCTATGGCGCGCAATGAAAAATCCCGCGCCCCGGACGAACCGGAAGCGCGGGGAAGGCTGAGGCATTTAACAGGTGGCTCCTGTCCACCTGTGTCCACAATGGACGGTAGGACGGTCTAGGACCGAAACTCAGTGTCGCTCGGCGGCTGCATCTCCTCTGCGAAGGCCGGAACTTCATTGACAATACGTATCCGGCGTCTGGCCGCCAACGCCTTCGCGCGATCGGCAATGCTTTCAACCAGCACATAGAACTGTTCCTCGTTTAACGACCGGAACACGTTCTTCCCATCGGCGGAAGTCGATAGCGTAATGTCGTCTCCCGTTCCAAGTACGCGGACAAAATCAACCGGCGGATACTTCATCCGACAATCTCCATGGTGACCGGATCGATATGAAAGATGGGCTTGCCGGCGAACAAGACGATTTCCTCGGCGATGCCGTCCGAGTGTTCCCATCCATCAAGGCGGGCAACCACGATGGCATCGCAGACAGGCGCCACCTTCTTGTTGATCCGCATCCACAGATCGTTATCTGTGGGGTCTAGGCCGCTGTGTTGGGCTATGGAGTGCGAGTGCGTGATCGGGCAGAACACCGACACCCCAAGGCGGGATAGCTCGCCAGCGACCGCGCCAGCGGCTTCATAGGCCGCCTCAAGGCCGCCGGTGTACTTGCGATATGGAGTAGCGACGTAAACAAGGTCGAAATCCAATAGGGCATCCGCCCCCATCTTCGGCGTCATTTGTCCTCATTTGGATTGCCCCACAGGGGGATGAAAAGGATGGTAGCGAGAGAGACGGCCAACAGGAGTTCACCCATCGTCGTCTTTCTGGAAGTTGAAGGCGCGGCGAGCTGCGGCTGTCGCGCGACGATCCACACGCACACGTATTTCTTGCTGCCCGTCTCTGTTAGTTCGGTAGTCGATGACATGAACCATGCTGCAATCGCAGCACTGATTGTGGTGTCCTCGCTTTGGAACGGGCGTCCATTCGCCTTCTATGATCTGGTGATATTTTTGGTTGGGCATATTACCCACCAATGCGCCGTGCCGGCAGGTTGACGCTGCCATGCTTTGACCACCGGTTTGATTGCGATGTCTCGTAATAACCCTTGTTGAAGTACCGGATGAGTTCTGGCGTCATGGAGGTGACGGCGCCAGTGCGGGGGTCCTGTTTAAGCCTGACCAGCACACCGCCGACGTGGGCCTCAAGTCGCTTCTTGCGCATGAAGGTGGTTTGGTCTTGCTGGCACCCCGTCTGGACAGCCCATACGTTGCGGATGTTGCCGGCCCAGAGCTTATGATAGTGGCCGTACAGACCGACCGCCGGCTTCTCGCCGCCCTCCAGAGACTCGATGATCTTCTGAATGCTGTAGCTCAAGGCGTAGGCTGAGCCGCCACCGGGGTGAACGACAGCCATGTAAGCGGCAGCACCAGTGTTCGCATTGACCAGCCGGACGTGCGCTTCCATGAACCCGAGGTTTGTCCACTCGTGACCATGCCGGCGCATGACCATCTCGGCATGGCTGCCTACGTCGATCCCTTCTCGCTGGACATACCAGCCCTCGTGATCGTCTCCCCAAACAGCGTATGTCGGGAGCCCACGGGGGTGGCGCTTTGCCAATAGCTGGCACTGCTGATCCAGGCCATGGGCTTCGATGTCGTATCGATTGAATGACGCCTCGCCTTCAAGCCAGTTTCCAGTGTCAAATGAGCATTGCGCTCCGGCCTCGATGAACTGCCGGTACAAGTCCTCACGTACATCCCATCTGGTGTACTTTGACCCGGCATGAAGATCTCCGGCCGCGCCGAACACGAACGTGTTGTCTGGTCTGGAGACAAGTTCAAACACCGCCCCGTCTGTGTAGGCTGGAGGCGGGACGTGCTCGATTGCGAATGGCGACGGGTCGTCTGTAGGCTGTGGCTGTGTAGGGGAATGCATCTCCTGCGGCAACTTATCAGATCGCAAGAACCCGCGAAGGGCCGCGCGCTCTAGACGATGCTTAAGTGTCGTAGCTGGAATGCCGGACGCCCGAGAAGCTGCTGCTGCAGAGCCGTGCGCCAGGCGAAGCGCGACGGCTTCGCGGAGAACATCATCAGAAATGGGGGGAGTGCCGCCGCGATTGGCGGGCTTGGGGATTCCTATCATGCGATGATCCTAAACCGCCCGCTCTGACTTCACATATCGACACGGCAGGCCGACGCCGAGATTTACGTCGAAGCACCAGTAAATGGCCGCCGGCCTCTTTGTGGTCTTCTTCGTCGTGTAGGCTGTGAAGGCAAATGCGATGAGGAGGGAAATGGTGACGATCGAAAGAGCGCGCGTCATCGCGTCTCTAGCCTATCCAGGCGGCGGCTAAACTCTTTCATTCTCTCGTCAACACGGGCCGCTTCGACGACAAGGGTTGAGAGAGCGTCAAGCTTCTGCTCAACCTTTGTCAGGCGGTAATCTGAGACGTACCACCCCCCCACAATTGCCGAGATGACGACGGCCGCGCTGATGAGGTGTCCCAAGTTGATGGTCGGATCGAACCGCGGATGCGTCATACGTTCCCCCTCGACTCTCGGGGGTTCCTGTTGTTCACTTCACAGGCCATTGCGATCCCTTTCCGATCGTAGTGCGGGGGAAACTCCGGGGGCGCGCGTGCTGGCGGCTACCAGCCGTGCGCCCTGCCCTCAATCGAGAATCCAAACAAGCCACAGGAGCAATGTGGCCGCCCACGCAGCAGACACCAAAAACCCGCCCTGGAATGGCGTGTTTGGAGAGCTTGACATCATATTGGCGAAGTAGACTATCACCGTCAGAGCTATGGATCCGACGAGCGCCGCGATTGCGAAAAGAAGAGCTAACATGCGATCATCCTTCACTTGCGTTTGATTTTCTTGACGGCCCGGGCCGTCATTTCCTTGTGCATCTGGTAGAGGCCAGCAAAGAAAGCGGCTACCAAAAGCACGATGAACCCTAGTCCGGCCCTCACCCACTTGAACGGGAAGAACCAGCCGATAACAAAGCACACGGCAACAACGGCAGCACCCTTGAGACCCCATGGGATGAGCGGATTGGTCATCCACCCGAACAGAGGATCGACAACACTGTGATATGCTCCGCTCATCGCCTCAGCTATTCGATCGCGTGCACCGTCGAGCACGTCGTCAATAATTCCAGCGGTGATCATGGCGCGACCTCCTCCGGCTTCTTGCCCGTGTACCAAGCGTGGAAGACGACGAGCATGGTGCACACGGCCTTGACGGTGCCGACGGCGACAATCACTTTGAGCGCTGTTTCCGGCGGTAAGACCGCAGAGAAGTCGATCGCGTTGAGAAGTTCTAGCTGCTGCAGAACGTAGGATGCGCCGCCGACAACAACCGAAGCGATAACCGTCACCCAGTTATAGACCCACGCGCCGAAGGATTTGACCTTCTCCCACATGGCTAGCTCCTGCTTTTCCAGATGCGGTACGCGATGAACGCGACTGCGGCGACGACGGCGACGCCGATGATGTACGGGAGGAGATCGGGCCACGCCCATCCGGCCGCAGCGGCAGGGGCGACGACAATCGGGATGTCCTTGGCGACCTCTTTCGCCGCTGGCTTTTTGGCTCCCAGCACGATCCGGTGCGCCTCTATCCAGTCGGCCTCAGGCGCCGGATATGGCTTTCCGGCCTCATGCCACGCCTGGGCCTTGAGGAATGGGATCGCCATCGGCCCGCGCCAGAACGCCTCGTCCATAACGGTATCGCGCGTCATGCCGGGCACGCGGTCGGTCACGAATTTGATGTAGCTCTCGACGTGGTTGCCACCGGACCATATGCGTATGGCCTCCGAAAACCGCTTGTTGCGGTAATTCTTCGATGACCGCCATAAGTCCATTTGGGCGCAGATACCCTGAACGTACGTGGGGAATACGGCGATGTTGTTGCCTTGACCGGTTCCGTCGTTAAGGGAAACAGCTTGCTTTGCGGCGCCCCACTTGATGGCAAGAGCGCTACCCCACATTGCCCCGGGGTTCTTGTAGCGGATCGATGCAGGTTCACGCATGTTCATTTTCCCATCCACGTGTTCAAAATCGGTATCATCACAAACCAGACGCCGGCCGCAGCGATCGCCACGAATAACCCAGACGAAATCAAAGTCCATGCGTTCATGACGTCCTCTCGATAGTCGCCCAGGCCCTCCACGAAGGATTGCCAAACATGTTTTGCTGTCGATCAAATCTAGATCGACGGTGGTCCGATGTTGTTGCTGTCAACTCGCGTGACAGATGGCGACGTGACGGGGCCGAACGCACAGCCACTGTGGTTATTGTTTGTGTAGATGATTCGGTTCGACGACGACGAACACTCGAAAGGACGTTCAAAGTCGTAGATGCTGTTGCCTGCAACGTTGGTATCGATCGCCGATCCGTTGATAATGCCTCGGCTTCCAGACACTCCGCTGCCCTGCCCTCGGATAACGTTCGCATCAATAACTGTGCGGCCCGTCCCGGCCACAAGCTGGATGCCGGGCAGAACAGTGATGAGCTGATTACCAGAAATAGTAACAGGCGCCACACCATTGGCCGACTTGATCGCTAAGCCGCCGGTGATCCGGTTGTCGCATATCGACCACTTTCCGACTCCGGTCTGAACGCCTTGCGCGAAGTTCACAATGGTGTTGTCAGATACTTCGCCATCTAACCCGTTGCGCCCATGAATGGCGATGGCCCCGTTCAGGCCGCGAATAGTGTTCGACGTTACCTTGATGCGAGACGACGTTCCGCAGTCGATTCCGATGCTGGTCACCTCTGAGATGATATTGCCGGTCACGACGACATCGTTCGAAGGGGTTGCACTCGCGAGCCTGACAGCATCGGTAAAGGCGCGTATCGTGTTCGAAGACACCACAAGCCTGGAAGCTCCGAACACATAGATTGCCGCAATGCCGTCCTCGATCACGTTGCCGGTGATGGTGATGTCACCGTGTGTCTCTCCTTCCGGCGGGGCGAGGAAAACGACACCGCCCGTGGTGTTCGATCCGCGCAAGGTGTTACCGGTGACCGTAACCTTGCTTGTAACGCCCGCGAATGTCACCTGATCGTCTTGCGTCTCCTCAATCGTATTTCCAGAAATGGTGGCGACGGAGCATTCCGCCATCCATATGCCGTCCCGGTATTTTCGTCCGGTGTTGATCTGGTTTCCGATCGCACGGAAGTTGGTGACATCGGTCGGCTGGATTGCCCTAATATTGGCGTTGGCCGGCGTATCGCTCGCGAGGAAGATGATCGTGTTTCCTTCGCACAGCATGTCGGCGGCGCCGGAAATCTGGATCGGGTAGTCGCGAGAGTGCGTGAAGGTGCTGTTGGTGATCTTGGCCGTATTGGCAACAGCCCCGCCGATTGACCGACCGGATGCATTGGTGAGCGTGCAGCCGTCGACAACAAGATTGGCGCACGAGGTCAGGGTAATGATGTCGCGCGGCGTTGCTTGGTTAGCCTTGTCACCGTCGAGGACAACGTTGCGGAATTCGACACTTGCCCCTGAGGTGACGTTGAACATCGGACCCGAGGCGTTCATGATCTGGCCGACACGCACGCCGCCGAAGGCGACCACTTTTCGATCAGCGGGGATGGTCAGCGCATCGACGACGTAGTCCCCCGCGATCATAAACACGTCGCCGGCCGCAATCGCCGCCGCGAATGCAGCGGTCGAGTCGGTCACGCCGTCCGGAACAGCGCCGAAATCGTCAACGGTCGTAATGGTGCTCAAACCTTATCCTCCGTCTTCTGCTCCTGGGTCTTTTCCGGGGCCTCCTTTTTCGGAGGCTCACGTCCAAGCTCTCGCCAATGGCGGGGGTAGCCGCGCTTCCCCACCTTTGCGTCGTCGATGATTTCTGCCATGGTCATTGCTCCACGTATTCCGGCTTGTCCCACTCTGGAATCATGCGGCCGTCTTCATCCGTGTGGGTGCCCTCGCCGTAGCGAATGAAGGCGTCGGCACGCTCAGCCATGACGATCCACGACACCTCGTCGGTAGAGGTGTCGTCCTCACTTGTGATGGTAAAAGTGCCGTCGATGATTTCCGAGGCGCGAACACGCGTGAAGCCGGTGCGATTGCAGAGGGAGGAGACTTCGGCCTGCTGCGTGAGAGCGGCGAACGTGCCGGGCGTCATGCGGCTGACGGCGTCGATTGACACCGTTGCTTTCCCGCCATCAAGCTTCACGCGCCCGCGATAGATAAGATCGTAGCGGGGGGCCTCGACAAACCCGTGGTAGAGGTCTTTGTTTTCCGGGTCGAGCGGGTGATCGATAAGAAACGTGCCGCTGCCCTTCGACAAAGCGCCGCTACAGTTGAGCGTGCCATTGACATCGACCGTGTACGACGGGCTCGTGGTTTTAAACCCAGTCTGGCCCGTCGAGTCGATTGCCACCCGATACGCGCCGGCCGTGTTGTCTGATATCTGGAATTTACCGCCTGCATAGCATCCAAGCGACCAGTCCCGGTCTGTGTTTTTCATCTGAACGTAGGCCGGCGCGCTTGCTGTAGACTCGATCAGAAAATTAAGCGCAGCGGCCTTGAGAAGATGAAGTGATGCGGCCGGATTGTTTGTATTGATGCCCACGCCAGTCGTGTTGTGGTGGACAAAATTGACATAGGTTGTATTGTAGAACGTGGTGAAGCCGGAAACGTCGTTCCCTCTGGCGATGATCGTCGACCCAACAGTCCCGGTCACGCCATACGTTCCGGTCGATCCGCGAAGCTTGTTATTGGCCACAATAACGTTTGGTGTAGCCCCGACATCGACAGCATTTACGGTTATTCCGAACATGGTGTTGGCTGACACCAGGAGATCATCGGACGGCGAGGCCGTTGCGCAGATAACGCCGTTCTCGAAGTCATAGATTGTGTTTGCGGAAACGATGATGCGCTTGCTGAGAAAGATGTAGATGCCATGAGCGCCGTCGCTGATGGTGTTTCCGACGATAGAAATATCCTGATTGTAGACACCATTGCCTCCGTCGAGAAGGACGACGCCGCCAGTGGTGTTCGATCCGGAAAGAGAATTTCCGGTGATTGTCCCGTATAGACACTCGCCGCAAGAGACCTGATCATCTTCCGTCTCTTCGATGGTGTTGCCGGCGATGGTGAAGTAACTAACGCCGGTCATCCATATGCCATCGCGGTACTTTCGGCCGGTGCTGATGTAGTTGCCGAGAGCGCGGAAATTGGTGACGCTTGTCGGCTGAATGGCGCGGACGTTGGCGCCTGTAGGGGTTCCAGTGCTGGGGAACGTGATAGTGCACCCCTCAACTAGCATGTCGTTCGAGCCGGAAATCTGGATCGGGTAATCGTCAGAGCCGGTGATCGTGCAGTTGACAAAATGGGCTTTCCCGGTAACGCCACCGCCGACCGTTCGCTTTGAAGCATCCGCGAACGTGCAATTGCGGGCGACAAAGTCAGTGCAAGACGTAAGAGTGACAATGTCGCGGTCGGTCGTCAGGTTCGTTTTGTTGCCGTCGAAGGTGATGCCATCGAGCGTGAAACTTGCGGCACTGGTGACCACGAACATTCCGCTACTTGCGTTCGCCTTGTGCTTGAGGGTCGGCTTTTCTTCCGACACAATCGCACGCGTTGACGCTACGGTTATGGTCTCGATCACGTAGCTCTGAGAGCGGAGCTTGACGCTGCCGACGCCGAGAGCGGCAGAAAACGCGGTTGTCGAGTCTGTCGCTCCATCGTCGACCGCGCCGAACCACGCCGGCTCGACATAGCCGGAATAGATGCGCAACCAGCGACCCGTGCCGCCGGCCGCAAGCTGAATGATGGTGCCGCCGTTGTGGGTTGCAGACGAGGCCCCATCCCAACGGAAATAGCCGCCGCCCCCGTCGCCAGCGGAACTGTACCCGAGAAGATAGGCGATATCCCCCGTGTCGGGGCTGGCGTTGCGAAGGTCGGTATAGGTCGAATAGGTCGCGACAGAGTCCTCTGCCACGTACGGGTCAACAGTCCAGATCGTGACGTCTGCGGAGTCTTTGAGCACCACTTTATAGGTGGTCTTACTCATGTAGATCGCATCGAACCTTCCGGTCGCGTCTGCGACTACAGGCTGTGCATGTGGAGTAGATAGGGTGCTGTCCTGATAGACCGTCTTGTCGGTCGTGGTCCCGGAGGTGTAGAAATAGAGCTTGGCCCCGGAGAGGGACGCGCCGGATGAGCCGGATTCCTGCTGAACCGGGTTGAAGTAAAGGGGCATTTTCAGGGCTCCGAACGACGAAAGCCCGCGCTATGGCGGGCCAGGGAGACGGTCGAATGAGGGGGCTAGTGCTGTTCAGCGCGCTTTTGCTAACAGGATGCGCGTCACAGTTTGCAAAGCAGTATGTCGGCCAAGACGTGGTTGCCTTGGAATTGGATAACGGGAAGCCGGCCAATGTTGTCGAAATGCCGGACGGCCGACGGGCCTATCAGTACCACTGGGGTGGCGGAACGTTCGTTGCACCTCAGTATTCGAGCGGAACCGTCAACGTGATCGGCAACACCGCTTTCATCAACACGCAGACATCCCCCGCAGCTGTGGTCAGCTCGCCGGGGTGCCTGATCAGTTTCATCGCTGAGCGTCGCGGCGCTCAATGGATCGTGGTTGAGGCGCGATGGCCCGAGCGATTGGCCTGCTGATCTACCTGACCGCCGTTGTTTTACTGGCCTGGTGGCCGTGGAACGCTTGGCTTGTCTTCTTCGGCGCGGCTTACGGATGGCGCCTGCAAAAGCGGAGCGCCCCCAGATTGAAAACCGCCAATTCGCGCCGCATAGTCATCAGCACGGCGGACGGCCTTCATGAGACTGGCATTGTTGGCGACGAGGCGGAGGCCCTTTTGCAGCACCTTGGGATCATGGGAGGCGAGCATATCCGCGACGCGGCGGGCAACGTTCTGATCTATCCGCTGGCCGGCGAACTTTGCCCCGGCCCTGGCAGCAGCGAACGCACCAGCGCCTGTCGCGACGTTCCCGACACTGAAATCACCGGTTACGGCACCATAGGCCCCGCCAGCAAGCCCGGCCTCGATCAATTGCCGGGCGGTCGTCGAATTGCCGAGAGCCCCCCGCATCTGATCCATAATGCTTTCACGCCGAAGAAATACCTCTAGCTCTTTTGCGCGGTTGGCTCCAATGGCAAGCTCGATTTTCTCCCGAGCAGCTTTTGAATTGGCGATTGTGTTGAGCACATTGCGCCGGTCTCCCGTTTTGTCGATCATCTCGACCATGCGGGACACAAAGCCCTCTGCGAACAGATCGCGCTCCTCAGGCGTCATTTTCGATAGCGCCCGACGAACCTCATGCGTTGCAAAATTCTGCGTTACGAACTTCTCTCCGGCCTCAAGCGCGCTGTCTGCCTTGAAGAAGCTTGCGGCGACACCACGCGCGACGCCATAGCTCGGAACTTCGCGGTCAAGTACATTGACTAGTGTGTTTTTTATCGTCTCGGCGTCGGCTGTAGCTTCTTTGTCTCCCTGCCGTCGCAGAACACTAATTTTGCTATCGAGGCTGCGCTTGACCTGATCCCAGAATTCAAGCGTCGGCTTTCCTGACGGGCTCAACACGTTCAACGCGCGACCGGATGCCGTCTTGTTCTGGACAGACACCAACGCCTCATTCATTGCGGCCTTCATAATCGGAGCGCCGGCAATCTGGCTTATCTCAGGCGTCACGATGCCACCAGCGCCATCGCGATAGGCGCGATCATAAAATGGCTTCCGCGCCGTGCGGGCGGCCTGCTCCAATGCTTCACGGGTTTTCCCGGCATTGGCTGGCGTGCGGACGAGAGTTGTCACAAAGTCGACGACCCTCGACCCCTGCCCCTCAAATCGATCATTGGTTAGACGCTCAAGCGCCGCCCGGCCTTCCGGTGATGTATTGGCTGCTGAACGGGCGAGTGCCCTTGTGGTGTTGCCACCAAGGTCAACCACCGCCGCCGGTTGACCGGCCGCACGCGCTGCGGCGAACTCTGCCGCGTCCATGCCAGCATCGCCGCTTTTGACATCTCGCGATATGCCTGTGAGCACGCGACGCGCGGCTTCTGCCTCTGGATTTACCAAGCCACGAACCATTGAGGCAGCCGGCCTAGCCAATGCCGCCCCGCCACGGATCGCCCCCTCTAGAACAGGAGCCGCGACGCCCCCGATGGCGCCACCCAATGCCGCCCCGCCGGCCGCACGCGTCGCGCGGTCGCTAAATCCATCGCCCTCGCCAGCGCCGGCCGCGCCGCCATAAGCGGCACCGACTGCCGCGCTACGCCCGATCCGCCCCGGTAGAGTCGCGGCATTCATGACACCACCAACGGGTAGCGCAACGGCCCCCGCTATATTCCCGGCAAGCGTCGTTCCTGGGTACTGCTCCTGTGCGGCCTTTTGCACGGCCCTGATCTCGCCCTTGCCAGCTTCGTAGGCTTGCGTTGCGCTGCCAGGCTGGCCCGTAATCCCTTCATAGGCGAGACGAGCCGCGCCTATGGGCGCGCGGAACCCGCCCATCCACTCAGGTAGGCCGGAAGCCTTCGAAGCACCGTACACCTCGTCACGGAAGTTGGCCGACACTCCCGACAGAACGCCCTCGGCCAAGGCCCGGCCCTGCCCGACATCTCCAAAGCCGGATGTGATGTCGGACAATTCCTTGTTGGCCGCTCGTTCATTGTCGGGGATAACTTCCGACGCGGGAGCCGCCCCGTCGAACTGATCGAACGGATTGGCCCTCTGCTGCGCTTTAGCGGGCGCTGGAGGAGGCGGAAACGTGGGGGCCTCAGCCGTGGTGGCGAAGGACATGGCCTGATCCTGCCCCCCTCCCCGGCCCATGGCAGAGGTGAATTTCCTGGAATAGTCGGCAACCGTCGTCCCGAGCACATCCCGCCGGGTCGGGTCGTTCATCCCACGCTCGCCGGCAAACCACGCCCGCGCCGCACCTTCGGGGCCGTACTTTTGAGCGTACTGTCCGAATTTGTGCTGGAACACCGCGTCTTGGGCCTGAGGGCTCGCCAAGAACTCCTGCGGCGACAAGGCGCGACCGAACACCTCCTGCGTCCACGGGCCGACGTTGAAGTCCATGACCTGATATTTGCCAAGCGCGCGGCCCTTGCCGGTCTCGGGTCCGACCAAGTCATAACGGCCGCCGCTCTCGATAGACGAGATTGCGCCGCTGTAGTCCTGCCGTGGCGTGACCGTGATGCGCGGTCGTCCGGCCGGCGCGTCGAATTGGTCGAAGGCGTTCGCCATCTACTGCCCCAAAACCTTAGCAGCCGAGCCGGCCCCGTACTTCGCGTCGAACTGATCGCGGAGGCCGGGGTTTTCCTTGAGATAGTCCGCGGCAGCCTGCGGAATAGACGGGGTCTCTGAGCGGGTGGCTCCTTCCGACGCGCCTTGCGGCTTGAAGTACGTCCCCGTTCGCAGGTCGCGGGCGCGCGTCTGACGCAACGCCAGCTCCTGTTTCGCGAGAGAAACAAACCTGTCCATCGCGCGCTCACGAACGTCGGCCGGCTGCGATGTGTCGGCGGCAATCGAAAGGAACTTCCTCATCTCGAAATCAGTGGAAGCGCCCTTGAGGGTTTCGCTCATCATTTTGATGGCTTCAGAGCCCATCAACTGATCCCACTCGGATGTGGCCTTGCCACCTTCCGGCGTTGCGATGAAATCCGGCACGACCATATCGGGCAGCTTCGCGCCAAGGGCTCCCCGCATACTTGCGGTATACCCGGAATAGACGTTCGGGTTCAGCTCCTTCGCGCGCTCAATGTTCTTGATAGTGGCTTCAAGCCTAGGAATGTCGTTCTCGGCATCAAAGATGGCTTTCTTGTCGGTCGGCGAGAGCGGCGTATCGGCGCGCGGCGACAGCATCCTGCGCCCCTCTGGCGACTTCGGGTCTACGCCGGCCGCCCGTAGTTGTCTCACGGCTTCCGGCTCACGCTTTGCCGCGGCTTCCTCTCGATAATCGATCTCCTTCAGCTTGAGCTGAAAGTCCAGCAGCGCCTTCCGCACGTCCGCGCCTTGCGCCAACTGCTGCGCCGTCGTCATCGACGCACGGGCCGCAATCGGGGCAAGCTGCGGCTTGCCGCGGTAGGCTTCCACGTTAATCCCGCGCGAGGCGAGGAAGTCCAAGCCCTGTTCGTACTTCTGCGGGTCCGGCGTGCCGTCGATCTTGCCGCCCATCGCTCCGAGAGACACTGAGCCGATCAAGGACAAACCCTGCATCGCAGCCTCTCGCTGCTGCTTGTCGGCAACCATGCGCTGCTGTTGGCCGGCAGAGAATCCGGCGACGAGCGACGTGCCTGGGTTCGGAGCATTGCCGCCGCTGGCAATAAGGGCGTTGATGTCAGCCATCAGTATAGGCTCCCAATCCGCGTAGGATCAGATGTCCCAGATGACAAATAGTTTGTCCCAGACAACAAAGAGTTTGTTCCAGATTTTGCCAGCGTGCCAGCACCCCAACCTAGCGAGTTTGTAGCGCCAGATAGCGCATTACTCCACGCGTTCGCGGTGCCAAGATATCCAGACGCTTGTGCATTTCCGGCCGCCTGCTGCCCCGACGAAATATTTGACGCATATCCAGACATCAGGTTGTTGGTATTCTGCGTTGTCGTCTGACCAACACCGGCAAGCGATGACAGCCGATTAAGGTAATTGCCATACGTCTGATCGGCCACACCCATGCGGTATTTTGTCAATTCCTTGAGCGCTGCACCAGATCCGCGAAGACCGAGAGCGCCAAGGTTATTGATAATTCCCTTCTCGCCCTCACTCACTTGGAATTGGTAACCAGGGGTCTCGCGAAATCCCGTTCCTGACGTAAATGCAATGTCGCTGACGGGGGTGACGCCTGACGCGGTGCCGGTTGATGTTCCGGCCGTTGCACTGCTTGAAGTCAGCGCGTTTGACTGAGTCGATGTGCCACCTGTCCCGAGCGGGCCTTGAGATAGGTCTGGAAGGATCGGGTTAACTGGACGCGAAACACCCATCTCGTCCATGAGTTTGTAATAGGCTTGCGCCCCGCCGAGCATCCACGGGTAAGCGTCGATGCGGGCCTGCTGTGCGAAATCGCGTTGCGTCTGGATGCCAGCCATGGCCGCGCGTTCCGACGACTCTGCCGCTTTCTCAGACGCATCAGCCTGTTTCGATCCGCTAAGCAGCGAAGCCCCTGCCCCAAGAGCCGACGCGCCAAGGATGGCTGCACCAGTTCCAATAGCCATTATAGCACCTTCACATAGGTTCGTTCGGTAGGCTCGTAGCCCATGCGGGCGTAAACCCTTCCGACGCGGGCGGCCTCAAGAGCCTCAAGAGAGCTGACGGTCACGCAATGAGCCCCTTTGACCTTGGCCCATTGCTCGAATGAGCGCAGCAAGGGAAGGCCGTTTTTCTTGGCCCACCAGAACATCTCCGCTGCGTTCAACGATGCGCTGCACGAATACCAAGGCGTCAGCACGCCGCCGATAGCGCCTTCATCATGAACAAAGATAGCTGCCGATTCACTCTCGATCATGCTGCGCAAGAACTTACTCGCATCAGCCAAGTCGAATTTAGTGAACCGCGCCATACCGGACGCGTCGAAGAATTGGCGACCCATTTCCACAAGCCGCGGAATGTCCGCCAACACTGCTTCACGAATCACGACAGTTGCGCCCCACTCACCGCAAGCGTCAGTGTCGTCGCCGCCGATGCGACGGCCTGCAATGTGCCGCCGGCTTCAAGAATGTGCCCAACAACGTCAGGGCAGTTCCACGTCTCCAGAGACGCCACTGACTTCGTCTTGCTGATCGTCGTCGAGTCGCCCGCCGAGCCGCCGGACGGAACAAGATAGATCGTCACCGTCGCCGCGCCAGCGGTCGGGTTAGTCACCGTAAGCTTATCGATGCGCGTACGCAGCCCGGTCGATGTGTAATACGTCGTCGTCGCGTTGGCGATCTGCTGCGGCGTTACAAGCGCCTTCGGCGTGATACCCATGTCAACCCTCGTTCTTGTCCGCCAGCGCCTGCGACAGCGTTGCGACAACGTCCTGTAAATTGGCCGCCTGTGCGATGGCCGCCGCACGGTCCGGGAGGATCGCTTTCAACGCCTCGGCGTCGAGCGGAGCCGCCGGGAGATACTGAGTTGCAATCACGGCGCCATCCTTCCTGACCTCGTTCAACGTCTCCTGATGAGCGCCTTTCAGCGTCCCGTCTGGATTAAGAACGATCAGCACGCGCTCGACATATGAGACTTCTTCGAACATGGCCGCCCTAACTGATGTTTGCGCGGTCGGTGACGCGCTTCCAGTTTGCGCCGTCGCTGAACGCGATGACCGCCCCGCCTGTTTCGTTGCTGACATAAATGATCGCCCCGGCCCCCGCCGTCGCCGCGCTTGGAACAGTCGCGACCGTGAACGAGCCGGGCTTGACGTACTGCGTCGCGCTCACAAACCCCGTGACGGCCACACCATCACCAGTGAACGTCGCCACCGTGGTTCGCGCCGTCGCGCCGGTCTTGGACAACTCGATCGTGAGTTGCGTTCCGAGCGCCGACGATGTGAAGTTCTCCCGCGCGGAAAACAGGAACGCACCGGAATTCGACCCGTAGGCCGCCGCATCCGTATAGCCAGCGACAAAAAAGGCGAACAACCGGTCGCTAGTCTGGACGCCCGTCTTGCTCGACTTCGTGCCGCGAGACTTGAGGCCGGCGAACTGGCCGACCTGCGTCCCCGTATCGGAATGCGCTTCGACCGTGCCGAACACGCTACCGCTGGACGTGGTGAGGGTGAGACCACTGAACGTACCGGCCGCGGCAGTTGTGCCGCCTATCGTCGCTCCGTCAATCGAGCCGCCGGTAATAGCGACATTGTCGGCATTCTGTGCCGCAATAGTTCCGATAACAGGACGGGGCGGCGCCAGCAGAGACGCTTCTTCGACCGCCGCGCGGATATATCCTATAATTTCAGACCGCAAGGTTGCAGGCAGTAGCGCTATCTGCGCGTACAGGGCGTCAATTTCTCCTTGCAACGAAGAGACAGCGCCGACGTTTGGCTGCTGAGTGTCAACGCTCAGATCAAGCAGACCGCCGGCCCCCTGGATAACCAGAAATATGTCCTGCAGGGCGCGGATAGCTGTTGGCGTCAGATAGCCGCCGACATCCACAAATTGAAAGTTCAGGTTGAGCGGCGGAATTGAGCTAGGAGCGACAGGACGCGTCGCCATTTCAACCCACCGATTTGAAGTTAGCGTGCGCTCCGATAATCTTGGTACGCACGTTGTCCGTCATACGCAGCCGGAATGTTCTGGACCTGGACTGCCCGAGATTGCGCCACGTCACCCGACGCTGATACTCTCCAATCAGGCCGGCGCTGCGCCAATGCTCGTTGCTCCAGGTTCGGCCGTCGTCCGACCAATCGAGCATGACTTTCGGAGCAACACCAGACGCAGCCGTGCCGACATCCATATCGACCCACAACGCGTACATGTTAAACCGCTCGCCATCGGCATGGATGGGCGGCGAGATCGCAACCCGTTCGATCAGCGTTCCGTCGTCGGTCAGCGCGTCTTCATCAAGCTGAAATACACCGCCAGGAGCTACAACATAGGTGTCGGCTCCCTTCGGGTTACCCCTTATCGTCCAGTCATTGGATCCCCATGAACGGGGCTGCCACCATGATCCCGTCGCCACGTCATAGACGAGGCTAAGCTCGCCTGGAAATCGGATGTGATACCACTTGTGGCCGGACCACTCGATGAAATTGGCCTCTGCGTTCTCAGGCGTTTGAACGGCCTTGATCAGCCGCTCGACAGGGTGCGTCGAAATCCTGACCGGCCGATACGCCTCCGCTCGATAGACAACCTTGTCGTCTCCAAGCCAGAATATCGAGTTGTCGTTCGCTGCGACGGAGTTTTTGGCGAGGCACCCGCGCTCAAGCGCCACATTGGTTTGCCTCACGAATGGGAAGCTTGCCCCGCCCTGATCATACCACACCTCGATCGACTCTGGACCGAACAGCCAGATTTCACGGTGATCGACGAACAGGCGAATGATGTCGTCTGACGCGCTTTCCGCCGTGGCGAAATCAAGTTCGTCAATCGACGTAAAGTCCTCTGTTGCCGTCGCGAAAAACCTGCCCTCTCCGCTATCAAAGATGCCTCGCCCGTTCAGGAAGCCGAGCGTCCCGATACGCGAAGCACCGGCCGGCGGCGAAACCGTCGTGGTTGACGTGCCGTCCCATACATACATGCTCGCGCCATCTGCGACCGCGACTTGAGTTGTGTTCTTGGCGAACGTGACAGGCCCGGTTGATGACGAGAGTGTACCTATGTGTGTTGCCGACGCGGATGCGAGCCGGTACAACTTCGTCCCGAACACCGCGTAGTAGACGCCGGAAAACCGTGCGATGCCACGCGCTTCGCCATCAATATCGATAGTCTGCGCAAGGCCCGGCCGCTGAATGCGAAGGAGCTTCTTTTTTCCGTTCGATGTTTCAATCTCAGGGTACAGATTAACCAGCAGCTCTTGCGAGTTGACCGGCGAATCCGAGCCTGCGACCTGGGACGCGAACGGGACCTCGATCATCGCCGCTGCGATCCCATGCGATGCCCGCCAGGCAGGATCGAAATCGACCCCTGCCCCTCGCCGGTATCGAACGACTTGACAACGGCATAGGACGAGGCGGCACGCTGCATCACGCGTTGCACAATCACCGCATCCGTCGTCGGGTAGTAGGACAGGAGCCGATCAGCCAGATTCCAGACGACGGCCTCGTACCACTCCTGCGGCAGGTCCATGGTGTCCGACGACGTGTCGAAATCAAAGATGGACCGGCGATAGGTGAACTTGATCGTGCCGCCCGTCGCATCCGGGGCGGGCCACACATAGAATGTCCCGCTCTCCCGCTGCCGATCGTAGTAGAACTGCGTCGGGTAGCCCTGCGTCGTCTTGAGCGGGATCGAAAAATAATCCTCCCGGCTCAACGGCCACATGGGAAGGTCGGTGCCTCCCCTCGTAATGCGCGCGTCGGTGACCTCGAAAGGAACGGTCGTCACCGTGCCGCCTGAGCCGAACACGTAATCGACATCGCCTTGCACCAGCGCAAACGACCCTTCCGTCAAGGTCCATGTCATGGTCCCTACGGCCTGCCACGCCTTCACCATGGCGTTGAGGGTGCGCAAGCCCTGTTGCAGCTCGTGGGCCTGTAACGGCTCCTCGTGCGCCTGGATGCCGAGCGCGCCCCGGGCCTCCTTGACCAACTCTTCAGCCGTCAAGGAAAAGTCGATCGTGCTGCCGACTGTCATCAGAGATCGTCCGCAGTGACTTGGTTTGTGGTCAAGAACACGTCAGCAGGTTCAGGCCACGGGTCGGGCACCCGCTGCCTGTCGGGTTTGGCTTTGACATAATCTTGAGGGTGGCGCGTATCGAAGCATGGATCGCACACGCGAAGTCCGGTCCACTCGCGCCGTGTCTCGTAATCCCACTTCTTGAAGCCGCAGCGCGAGCAGATGACGCGATACGCCATTTTTGCAATATTCCGTGTTTAGTGCGGTTACGTAAGCGTGACGCCGACGGTCGCCGCAACCGACGGCGACAACCAGTCGCGTATCGTCGCATGCCCAGCAAGATCAGGATGAGGCGGTCCCGATTGCGTGTACGTGACAGAATCAGGATCAAATAACCACATTCCCGGCCGACCAGCCCACGCGGCGGCGATCTCCGCTGCGACTGTTGCGGCGTCACCTGATCGCAGCGTGGGTGCATTCGGATTCCAGCGATTGGTTCCGTAAACGAGCGCGTTCGGCCGCGCGGCCCTGAGCTGGTCAAGGCAAGACGCGACTGTCGCCTGAACGCCTGGGCTGTCGTTGAGCCCCATCGCGATGAAATAGACATCAGCCGCTGGCGCAATTGCGTCAGCTGCAAAACGATCAATGAGAGACTGATAGCTGCCGTCGGCTGCGTAGCCTGTACTTCCGATGCCAGAGATTCGAATCTTGCGAAACCCGAGGCGCTTGGCCGTCATAGGAGCAAATCCCATGGCAGTATCGAGCATCGAAGTTATTGCAGGAAATCCCGCCGATGTTCCGTTTCCGACGGCTTGCCCCTCGACGAGGCTGTCACCGAGAAAACAGCCCGCGAGGTCGATGCTTTCGTCCGGCGCTAATGCCTCGTCATCCGACGTGTCCAGGACTATCGACCTCACAGTGCCGATGCCAGCAAATTCTATTCTGATATCCCTCCAGACCGGATCAGGTGATATGGCCGAAAAGTCAATCTTGACATACCGCGCTGCGCCATCGATCGAAGCCGAGCCATAGACATTCGCGCTCACCTCTCCATTCACGTAGACGCGGAAAGCGCTTGCAATTCCTTGACGATAGACACCTATCTCGAATTGTGGACGACGACAACGGAACACGACAGTGGCGCAACGGCCGCCTCGCCCGCCCGAACTGTTCGTCGTGCTGTTCCGTACAACATTGAACAGATTGCCCGGGTAGCTCGCGGCGTACAGCTCTTTGTCGCCGCCGACGTAATGCAGCCGTGAATCATCTTTGCTGATCACCGTCCCGGTTAAAGTAGCGACATTCGACGGGCTCTCCGTGATCGTCGGCGATGTGGCCATGGTGGCCGGCATCGAACCACCGCGCGTCAGTATTTGCGATCGGAAAGCGGCCTTCGCGGCGGCGAATGGATCAAGCCGCCCGCCCATGATCAGCAACTGCCGCGCCAGCATCACACCGGCTCCCGCGCTAATGGGGCTATATAGATCAATTCTCGTAGTCCCTTAGAATTCCTAGACGCAATATAACACCGCTTGCTGAATATGTTGGGGTTCCGGTTCCGTTAACCACAGAGATTGCAATATCTCGTGAGTCATCTATGGCTTTAATTGGGATACCAAGGCTTCCCACATACGCCACTTTAGCACCGCCAAGATCTTGATAATCACCAGTACCGACAGAGACATACCCCATAATGTTCGCTGCGTCTGCGTCAGATATAGATGGAGCGTTATTTTCAGTACCGAACGTAACATTCGCATTCAAAACATATACGTAGAAAGCGGCACCCTGATCGTCCTTGTCGATTACTGTGATTGAATGCAAGACGCCTGACTTTTGCCCGTGGTTTAGGGCATTTCTGACGACTTGAGTATCCGCAATAAGGTCACCGCTTGCATATTGGCTTGTGTCAAGAGAAAGCGTGACGTCGACAACATCTGTCGGGGCGGTCATTCTATCACTCCTTAATGGGGACGGGGGCCTCAGCCCCCGTCATGACCAACTAGACATCTTACGCCGTCACGTCGACATCGGCGGCAATGCCGATCGTCACGTCGTCGGTCGACCACGCATGTCCGACCAGCTTCATGTTTGCGGTATCGCTCGCGTGCCAGTCGGCGGCGCCGACGAGCATGCAATCCTTCATCAGGAACAGGCCGCCGGCAGAGGCGTGAATGACCGACGCGGCAGTTTGCGCCGTCGAAGTCGACCCGACCGCATTCGTAAAGATGCAGTGGTCGAACAGGTTCCACCGATCTACGCAGCCGGACTCGTTCGCATCGATGAACAGCGGGGCATCGGCGTCAGCCATCATCGGGAACACGCAATTGCGGAACACGTTGCGCGCCGACGTATTCGAGCCGTTCTTGCGGAAACGAACACTTGCGTTTGCCGCCGTCCGCGTCGCCGTATCCATGCCGATGTAACAGTTATCGAAAGTGTTCTCCGAGGCACCGTCAAGCAGGAGGTGCGCCGAGTTCGCTTCGTCACCGGAATGGCCGTTCGTAGCGTCGCCCATGTTCATGATGGCGACGTTCCAGAAGTAGTTGCGCGTGCCGGTCTCGATCTCGATGCCAACAGACGCAACGCTGTCCTCGCTCGTGCCTTCGAACAGAGACAAGTTTGCGAAGATGTTCCCGTGACCTGTGACCTTGAGCACCGGGGTGACAATCGCCGTAGCCGTGGTAGGCGGGGAAATGCGCGCCCTCTGAGAAACCAGTGATGGAGCGCAAAGGCCGATCAGGTGAGTATTGTCCTTCGCCCATGCGAGTGTAGCAGCGTCACGCGACGTTCCAGACGGGTTTCCGTCGTTCATCAAATAAATGACATCGCCAGCCTTGTCTGTGGTGAGGCTGTATGCCTTCGTAACGCTGGCGAGCGGCGACCGGAGCGAAGTGCCATTGTTGCCATCCGATCCATTGGCAGGGTCGACGAAAAACGCCTTTCCGGTCTTACCCATGATGGGAATAGTGAACTGTCCACCGAAGACAGGCATGCCGAAAGACGCAACGCCATTGGCGAAGTTGGTGAAGCCCATTGTAGTCTCCTATGTGCGCACGGCAGCGGAGCGACCAGGGTGCTAACCCCACCGCGCGCCAGATCGAATTGTGAGGGGAAAAGGCGGGGCCGAAGCCCCGCCATACTCATTACGCCCCAGCGCTGCCGAAAATGCCGCGCCAGTCAGACCAGCCGCCGGCATACCGCTCGGTCGCCTTGTGCTTGAAGTTGTCCGTGTCGAAATCGCTGTCCTTCTGGAAAGACAATTCACGACGATTGAACAGCTTCAAGGAGTCGGGCGCATCGGTCTTGATGAACCAAGCATCGACATCGGTCAGGTAATGCCAGACCATGACGCCGCCGGGGAGCATGCCCATGCTGCGGATGGCGTTGATGGCATTGTTGGCCGTGTCGTTCTGCAGGTTCGACTTGACGATGCGTTCCGCCTCGAAAGCGAGGTTCGGCGGGACAATGAGCTTCTGCGGCATCAGGCGGATGCGCAGCCCGCGCGAGTCGGTCGCGTTCATGATCTGGATGAACAAGTCCTCCATGGACGCTTCCGACAGGTCGGCGGCAACGGTCAGCTCATTCGACTGCGTGCCGTTGAGGGTCGGGTGATCGGTGGCGATCAATTCCTTGCCATCGCCTCCGAGATAGGTGGAGTCGAAAGCCCGGTTGATGATATTCGCCATCACCGTCTCTTTGGTGACACGCATGGAACGCGCGAGCATGGTGGTACGCTTCTGCGCGCGGTCCTTGTACTTGTTGTCCTCGACAGCCTCGATGGTCTCGATGAAGCCGAGGCCGTAGGTCACGTTGGTGTAACGCGACGTGTAGCCCTGCGCGTGCGTATCGTAGGACACGCCAGCGCCTTCCGCCTTCACCGGAGCAAGACCAAAGCCGGGAAGCTCCTGGTCCTCCTCGTAGGACTTGTCGGAGGTGTTGACATCGAACACCTGCGTGTGCTCGTAGGGAAAATCCTTGTACTTGCCAAACAGAGCGTTGAGCCCAGGCCAAAGGAGCTTGGGATGATTGCCAGAAGTAATGACAGACATCGCGGTTGCTCCTTAGATGCCCAGAGTGCCATCGCCGGCAGCGGTCATGCCCGTGCCTTCGGTGTGGCAGTTGATGCGGACAATGACCTTCGCGTGCGTAAGCGTGGTGTCGTTGTCCTCGCGATTGACAGCCCGCAGGATGGTGAGCTGGTTCGAAGCATCGGCCGCCGGGACGTCCGAAGTCGTATCCAGTTCAGCACCGGAAAGGCCGGTCGTGGTGGAGCCGGAATGCGTGTAGATCAGAACCGCATTCAGACCCATGGACGCCGCGGGAACGGCGCCGTCAGCCTGGATTTCGAATTCCAGGTCGGGGTCATCGGCAACCCATGCGACGCGCTCGGTGCTCGCCGGGTTGTACTTCTTGCTCAGATCGGTCGCGAGCGGCGAGAAACCGACAATCACGCCCGTGATCATCTTCGTCGCGCCGTCCACGTCGCCGGCCGCCGTCTTGTTGATCGACGGCAGAGTACCGACGGCGAAAGCGCCAGCGCCCGGCACCTTGACGACAGCCGTGTTCGACGTGCCGGTCTTCACAACCGGGTCGCCGATGTACAAAGCCGTCGCGTAGTCGGACTGGATGTAGTAGGGATTGACCGCGCCGTTATAGGGCGCGCCGCTCTTGTACCGCACGGGACGAAGCCCGAACGGCGTATCAACGTTCGCCATGATGGGAACTCCTGATGGTGTGGTGCGCTTCCCTCACGGCGAAGCCGTCAAGGTCAACGCTCGATTTTGTTGCCGCCGCCGGGGGTGTAGAACGCGCCTGCGTCCTGCCCGGTCTCTGACTGATGGTTCGTGCCGCGCCTGATTGCGGCGTCCATCTCGTCAAGCGGCTTGCGCTTTTCCCTCTGATCCGCGCGATACCAGTCCTTGCGCTTGCGCAGCAGGACCATGTTGTAAGGCTTGCCGTGCTCGTCCACGCCGCCGTGCGTGCTGTTCACGGTGCCCGGCCCGGTCGCGTTGAGGGCTGCTTGTTCGGGGGCCGGGTCCCAGTCTTCCGCGTGGAGCTGACTGGTGCGACCGCCGAAATCCTTGGCCCAGCGATATTCGAAATTCGCTCGGTCCAACTTGCTTTCGTCCACGGCGAGCTTGATGCCCGCGGCGACGACCGACCCCGGCTTGCGGCGTCGTTCCTGCCTGACTTCCTCTGCCCTGCGGTTGGGCTGGTTGCTCGCTTGCTGAATAGGCTGGTTCATTTCTCGCTTCCTTATCCGAAATACACGCGCGCCCAGTCGTCCACGTTCTTGTAGAGACCGGCTTTCACATCCGCTTCCGCCTGCCGCTTGGCTTCCGCAGGCAACTTGTCGGCGGGGCCTTTCTGCGGTCGCGCTCCAGCAAACGCGCCGCCGCCGTCAACAGCGGCGTGACCACTTTCCTTCGGAGCCGACTGGAATTTCTGCGGGAAAACCACCTTGACACGCTCAGCGGTCAGGCGAAGGTTTTCCTCCAGCGTGATCGACGGGTTGCGCTTTGCGAGCGCCTGACTGTAGCCCTCCGCAAAGGTCGTTAGATCGTCGTCGGTGCCATACCACTTGTTGGCCGACCGGAACGCGTTCACCGCTTCGTCATATCCAGCGGAAGGCGCTTGCTTGCCCTTGACCTCCTCGACATCCTCGAATTTGGTCTGCGCAAGCTGTTCGCGTTGCTTGTCGAGCGCGTCGTACTTCTCGGTATCGCCTACTTCTGCCGCAGCGCGCTGCTCGCGCTTGATGCGCTCAAGCTCCTGCGTATGCTGCTCCTTGGCGCGCTTCATGTTCTCCGAGGCCATGCGCTCCATGCGCTCCAAGCGCTTCTGGAACTCAGCCTCTTTTGCCGCCAACTCCTCGCGTGTGCGCTTGAGCTGGCTGCGAACAATCGGAAGAATGCGCTCGCCGTCCTCGACAAACTGCTGCGCCGGCTTCCATTTGTCCGCATCGCCCTTGTACTGCTCCTTGGGCACCCAGCCCATGACGAGGGCTTCGGCCTCATAGTCGCGGTCGGGGGCTTTTGGCTGCTCCTGAGACGACAAACCCGCCTCCGGGGCGGGTGCGGGAGACACTTCCTGTTCGGCTACCGCCGCTTCTTGCTCGCTCATGCGCTCTCCTCGATCAGCGCCGCAATATCCTTGTCATTTACCAGGACGTACTCCTTGCCGTCCTTGCCCTTCACTCGCACGCCGGCATACTTGGCGTACAGCACCGCATCGCCCGGCTTGGGCTTCTTGTCAACCCACTCGTCCGGCGTTGCGTAGGTGAACGCGAGATGCGACACCGCGACAATGCGGCCCTCGATCTGCGCGTACTTCTCGCTTTCCTTCGTCATGTCTGGAATGATGATCCCGCCCCTTGACTTCTCCTCGACCGGCTTGGGGTCGATCAGGACTTTGTACTCCGTAGGCTGGATTCCACTGCTATTGCTCAATGCCAACGTCCTCTGCTTTCAGGTCTACTAGCTCGCCGATCGCCGCCACATAGCCGCGATCATAGGCCGCCTGCGCTTGCAGGCTTGCCCATTGCTCCGGGGGCAGGCCCGTCGACAGGTAGAGCCTGTCCTTCAAGCCCTGCTCCACCCGCTGCGCCGCCTCCTGGAGGCGCGACAGCGCCCAGCGCGTCGCCGGGCTGTCCTTCCATGCCTGGAATTCGTCCTTGTCCATTACTGAGTTGCCCAAGGGTCGTGGTTGACTGGCCGCACTGAAAGGCCAGCCGCGACGGCCGGCGGCAGCATTGAGATTCCGGCTATCCCGTACTTGCGGAGTATTTCGATCAGACTGTCGTCGAACACGACGTAGTTGCGCGATCCGTCACCGGCGGCGCGGGACCCTGCGTCTAGGTACTTGATGCCGGGGATGCCGGCATCGCGAAGCGACTTCGTCGCGGTCATCTTGTCGGGCGCGACGTCGAAAATATTACGCACGTTAGCGTTCTGCAAATCTGGCCAAAGGTCGCCAACGGCCGCCTTGACTGCTTCCACATTGGGTTGCTGGTTGAGCGGCCTATCCCAATCCAGGAACTGGTCGGGGTTGGCCTTGATGTCTACTTCGTACATACGGCCGGGCTTGCCGCGACGTAATTCGTCCAAAATCTGCTGGTCATACGCAGGGACTGCGTATTTTAGCCCGCTTTTCGCAGCGAGTTCTTTCGTCTTGTTGACGTCAGCTTCAAACTTAGCAAGCGCCTCCCCCCAATCCCCGCCGGCTCTATCAACCAATGTCTGGGCAATCCCGCTTATCCCGCCGTCAGAGCGTGAGAGTGTGTCCCGATAAGATTTCGCGACACCTTCCTTCTCCGCAAAATACAGCCCATGCCCATACGCTTGCGCCCCCTCGCCCGTCCCGATCTTGCTCATATCAAAGCGGTCGAAGTCGTGCGGCGAGCCGTGATAAGCGCGGATACCCATGCCGGCGCCGCCTTTCACCGCAGGTGCGGCGTAGCTCCCGCCCATCACCAGCCCGGCAAGGTCCGTGGCCCGGTTGTAGTAATCTTTGTCGTTGGGAGTCGTCCTCCCAGCATACACGTCACCTGGCAGCGTCACGGCGTCATAAGCCGACTTGGCGAGCCGCGCTGGCCACGTCTTCGCCAACGCATCACCGACCCGCTGTAGCCGTTCCCCTTGCGCCTGATAGTACCCAAGCGCACGAGGAGATGCCTCAAACGGATTGTAATCAACCGGCCGGACTGAGGGCATTTTCAGTCCCGCTTGGCTGCAGTGATTGATCCCCTTCCGTCTCAAGCATCACGAACTTGCCCGGCCTGTCAGGGTCCGGCGCGTACCAATTTCCGTCAGGAGCTTGCTGGAATCCCTCCGGTTCCGCCATGCCGTCCATGCCCGGCTGTAGCCCCTGCGCACCAGCGCCCGGCTGTGCGCCAGCCTGGGCCTGCTCCATTGCCATCTGCTGTTGCTGCATCGCTTGCTGCGCCTGCCCCTGCTCGGCGCCCACCTCTGCCCGGAGCGCGTCCAAAACCAGCTTTGCTTGCTGCAGCTTCGCGCCGTCTTCCTGCGCGCCGGCCGTCGCAACATCCTTGAGCGCCGCCGTCTGCTTCTTGATGACATCCGCCTCAAGATTCTGCACCTGAAGATAAGCCGCCAGCTTCGTCAAAAGCTCTTGCTCAGGGTCTGGCTGCGGCTGCGGCATCATCAACTCGTCAATGTCGTCGATCTGCGCCGCCTCAAGCACGCGCCGGGTCGCGACGAACGGGTTGATGGTCGGGTTTTCCTGGCTCACCTCACGAATAAGCTGTGCCTTCGCGAGTTCCTGCATGCGAGACGCAACATGCGGGTCAGAAACCGGCAGGATGTCCATGTCCTGCTCCGAATAGTCCCGCTGCGGATCGGACATTTCCTGACCGTCGAAGAACGCGGCATAACGATCCGGCGTGAGGTGCTTCCGGTTCAGCCGCGCCATGATCCCGAGCTCGGCCTTGAGCGAGCGGTGAATGCGCTTGAAGATCGCGGTGAACACCTGCAAGCCCTGCTCGATCAGGGCGAGCGTGGCCGAGGCCGTCATGTTCTGGCGCACCTCGCCGGTCAGCACGTCCTTGATCGCCGCGACCTCGCGCCCCGCCTCGACCAACAGGCCCAGGAGATTGAACAGGACTTGCGACGGGCCGGGATACGTGATCGGCATCACGGACTGGTTAAGCGGGGCATTCGTGTTGACCACGCGCCACTCACCCAGCGCCAGTTTGATCGACTTCTCCTTGATGCCCAGAGCAGCCGAGACGAGGCCGCCCTGCACATTGGTGAGGTGGCCGGCGTCGAGCATCTGGTTGAGCGTGGCGTTGATCGCCTCCGTGATGTCGGCCAGCAGCCAGCCGAACCCGAGCCCGTAGAACCCGCCATCCGGCGACGGGAGGAACTGATATTTGACGTAGTAGTCCTGCCGGCGAATGGCGTGGACCTTGCCGTCATCACCTTGAGAAATCGACTCGGGCGAGTAGTTAGCGACGATGCGGCAGACCTTCTGCGATGACTTGTGCACCGTCACGATGTACGGTTCGGCGTACCCGTCCTCGTCCAGATCAAGAAGCCGATGCTGCTCAAGGAACAGGTGCGGCGCGGTCGGATCGTTCTGCGCCGAGTCCTTCTTGTCCTCAGCCTCGCTGCCCGCCGCCTGATAGTCGAATTCGACGAAGCGCCCCGACCTGATGCGCTCGACAATCTCGTTCGGATAAAGATGCATTTCCTCGGTGCAGCGAGGAACGTCGAGCAGCGACCGGGCCCAATAATTCACCACCAGACGCTCAGCCGTCACAAGCCGGCTGCAATTGCGCTTCAGCGCCGGGTCGTAATAGACCTTGCGGAACACGCACCCGACAATCGGCAAGATGACCAGCATCTTGTCAGTGTCCTCCTCCCACTCTGGCATTTCAGCCAAGAGCTGATAGGACATATGCTCGGCAACGCGGTCGGCGCGGGCGCGCTTCTGCCCGGTGGCGTCGTCGCCCCAGGTCACGCAGCGCACGACGCGGTTGCCCTGCACAATCGCGGGATAGGCGCGGGCGTTGAACTGTAAGGCCGCCGTGGTGAGCAGCGGGTACTTGATGTTCGCCGCCTTTTCGAACGGGTAATCCTTCTGCTCGCTCACCAGCATGGCGAGCTTGGTCGCCTCTTTGACCTTGTCCTCCCAATCCTTCCGGGAGTCCTTGTCGATCTGGTACTCTTCGATGACCTCGCCAGCGATCTTGGCAAGCTCAGTGTCGTCAAGCAGCTCGACGACGTTCTGCGATTGCATGGCTTGCTGCAGGAAGCCGGACGCACCTGTCCCGCCCGCCGGCAATGTTTCGGCGGGAGAGTCGTATGCGAAGGCCATTAATATCCAGTCCTTGCCGATCTCGCGTGGCTGGAGCGCCAGCGGGCCTCGTCGTCATCGTCGTCCGATACAGGATAGGCCAGCGACGGGAATAGCTCCGTCATCGCCCATACCAGCGCGTCGAGCCTGTCAGGAGACCCGTTCTGTGTCCGATCAAAGTCCGGCGTGAACTCGCACATCTGATCTTCAAGGGCTTCGAAGAGTTCACAATGGAACACACACTCACGGGCATACATGGCCGAAACCGGCTCGGCGCGGATGTACTTGCCGCGCGAGGCCCTGACCAGTTTGACCGGCGCATAAGGATCAACCGAACGGATCACCTCCGCGACCATCTCACCGCCCTGGTTAGCCTCGGCGACGATCAGGTTGGCCTCAAGCTCGCGATAAAGCTGAACGGCTTTTGTCGCCCACTCTCGCGGAGACATGACGCCAGAACGATCAGCAAGCACAAAGGCGCGCTGCCCATCAGTCCCGGCGCCGACAATGCCGCACTCGTTACTGTTCTCTTGACTCGTGGCTGGCGGATCGATCGCCACCACGATCCGGTGCAAGTCCTTCACGGCATGGCGCGGAATGTGCCGGATCATCTCCCGGCTCCACAGCGCCCCGGGAACGTCCAACAGCAGTTCGGCGTTCAGCTCCTGCCGACCGAGCCGTGTGCCTTCGTATCGCTTGATGATCTCGGCGAAGAACGATGGCGCCAGGTTCACCCGATTATCGTACGTCGTCCCCCGCGTGACATGCGTGGACTGGTCTGCCAGCAAGTCCTTCACGTTCCGCACAGGGCGCGGCGTGGTGGTGATTACCGCCCTTGGCTTAGCTCCCAGCCGTAGCCCGAACTTGGCCTGATCCCATGCCTCCTGATAACGCCAGGCGGCCATTTCATCGGCCCATAATGCCTTGTGCTGCTTGCCCCTCAGGCGCTCCGGTTCGTCCGCCGTGAAAATCAGCGATGTTGCCCCGTTCGGCCAGACTAGCTTGCGCTCAGATTTCTTATAGTCGGGCCGCTCCCCATCAGGGCAGATCGCCAGAATTCCACTTTCCCCCTCGATCATGATGTCGCGGGCGTCGTCGACCGTGGCTCCGATCAGGTTGACCATATCGACGGTCTTGACCCACTCGCGAACCGTCTCAGCCCCAGTCCGGGTCTTGCCCCACCCGCGGCCAGCGAGGATGAGCCAGTACGTCCACTCTCCCCCTGGGATGATCTGATCAGGTCGCGCCCAAAACGGCCAGTGGTAGGCGAGTTGAGCCCTTACGGGGGCTGGCAGATCATCAAGAAGCTTCTGGCGTTCCTGTTCTGGCAGTAAGGCTAGCGACTGCGCGGGTGAAACGTTCAGCATCCATCTCGACTTTGAGGTTTATCGGGTCCGCATCGGAGTCGCCGACGATCGCCTGCGCCGGCTTGCCCCACCCACGGTCAAGGAGCGCTACCGCGGCCGATACCCGAGCGGCCGGCGGCGCATCGTTCTGGTTCATGATGCCGGCAAGGCAGTTGAGCGCGGATTCGGTGTGCGACCGCGCCAAAGATTTGATTTCTGTCGGCGTCTTAGCCATTTAGTCCACTTCGGTTGCTTGCTCAATTCAAAGGCACGACTGCAGCCCGATAGGTAACGACATCTCCATTCAAGCCCTCCACATCGATCCCAAGCGGCTGGTCGAGCGGAGCCACATCTAACCAGTTTTTCGAAAGAACCCTAGCGATTGACATGGCCATTGCGTCGACGGCCATGGGGTCATCAGACGAAACGACTACATCGCCACACCGGCATTTGCATGGCATTGATTACCTACCTTGGCTTAGGCTTGCCGGGTTTTGGCTTGGGCTTGCAGGGCATGTCTGTAATCCCGTGGTTTGCAGATAATGGGCGCCAGCCAGAGGTTAGGCCGCTGGTGTTAGCTGCTGCTGCGCTACTGATCCGGCAACATGGCCGGCGCCCAATGAAAATCTAGTTGTTGATCTGCCCCGAGCGCGGCGAGTCAATGCCGCCGGATCCTATCTGGGCAGACGCGAGAGGCCTGAGCGGAAAAATCATGCGGTCGTCGCCAAGCGCCCATCCGAGACGGGCTTGCTCAGCCTTCGCGAGCGCATATGCCACCTCGTGAGCCGTGTCGACGTTATCAAATTCTCCATGAACGGAACTTCCGGCACTCCCCGCGCCGTCAACCATTTCCTTGGCCTCGAAACGCGTGACAATAAACCGCGTCACCGGGCGCACCCGGTACTCGATCTTCTCCATTTCAGTCTCCTGGGGTCCGAGGCCGCAGCCTCAACGAAAAGCCCGCCGCGACACATGCCGGGCGGGCGCAATTCGAAGCATCTCATTTCTGCCATCCGCATATCACAACCGGTTTTGCTTTGCAAGCGGTTTTTTACGACACCCTCGCCAGGGCGTTCAGCCCTACCCTGAGATTGCCCAGGTCGGCCTCGTTGAGGCTTTCAGGAGCCCTGTCCTCGACACACACCGCGTAGGTGATGGCGTTGACGCGAGAGCCGACGCCGATCTGTGTTCCAGCCACCAGGAGAGCCGTCCGAGCTCCCCGATGCTTCAAGGCAGCGTTGTCCATGTCTTCTTTCTTTGGCTCAGCCGCGCACGTGCGCCCAGCCCCCACCAGAATCAAAGCCGGGCTCTTGGGAACCGGAAGCCGAAGTCCATGCAGTGCGCAGTACCTATGGACAACTCCAGCGTACCACTCGCCAGCGGCGAACTGATCCTCGGAAATCTGGTCCCACAGCCTGAGAATGCCTAGCGAATATCCAGACCGCTCATGAGCCCTGGCGGCGCCGGTGCGTTGATCGACCACTATGGCAGCGGAGCCGACGCGGCGAATCCGATTACGGAACGCAACCTCGATAATCTCCGCTGTCTGAGGCCCACGGCTGCGGCCTGTGGTGCTGTCTCGCCTCATGTTTTTTGCCTTCGGCCTGCCCATTAGGACACCTGATCAAGCGCGGCTTTCCCAAGCGGGGTATCGGCAAGCATGCCAAGCCGCATCTTGTAAAGCTCAAGCGATTCCTGCCGCCGCTTAGCCTTGTCGCGCTTGGCAGAATCTTGCTTGCGTTCCTTCACTAGGTCCTTGAGCGCGTCCACGTCGTAGCCATTTGACTTGGCTTCCGCGTAAATGTCCTTGCGGTCCTGCGTGTACTCGTCGATCTGCTTCTCGGTCGCCTCAATGCGATCGATGATGGACTTCAATGCTGCGTCGATGTTGCTCATGTCATACGGCCTTTTGCTTTGATCTGAATTCGGCAAGACGCTCCTCGCCAATGGTGCGGCGAAGGTCCAGCTCGTGGTCACACGCTTCCGCAACTTCCGCCACGCTCGGCAAAAACTTAAGTTTCCGAGGGATTCCAGTTCTCGGGTCCGTCACGTAGCGAACGACACTCTCCGGGTATTCCGCCAGTACAGCCGATATAGCCGCCGCGTAGGTGTCTGGGTCGTGCGCATCATCCCTTCGATAGCAACCGAACATCAGGCGCGCCCGCTCCACCGCCACCGCCGGGGGCGTCGAAGTCTTCAATGCGGGCAAGGATGCTTTCGAGGCTGGTCGAAACGCTTCGATGTTGACCCCGGTCGGCTTGAGTTCTGACATGGATTTTCTCCGGTGAACTGTCGATAACGACGGTCGGTAATGGTTTCGCCGACTGCGCAAACGCCTTGGCGATCGGCTTCTCGAAATACTGGATGCTGTCCGGCGGGCCGTCGCGCTTGCGGGCCATCACACCACGAACGGTTTCGAGAATAAGTTCTCGCGGCCAGCCGTTGGTAAGCCACATTTCGACACGGTTTGCCGCTCCGCACCATGCGGGCGGGACGAAAGCGAGGTCGTGCCCAACGGCGACGGCAATCTCGTCGGCTAGTTCCAAAGCGGACTGGCGAAGAGTCGGTTCGCGCGCGTCATCACCATCATCATCTATCTTTCTTAAGTTCTTAGGTTCTTCTTCTTTGCGTCGCGAGTGCGTCGCCGGTTCGTCGGTTTGTGCGTCGGTTTGTGCGTCGTCTGTGCGTCGCCCAAAGGCATATTTGTCGTAATTGCAAATAGTTATATGCGTCGCATCGCGCGTCGTTTGGACGTACACCATTGCGTCGCTTTCGAGACGTTTTAGAAAACGTCGCACTCGCGCTTCCGACCAGCGCCACTTCGACGCCAGGAAGCGTGTAGCGAAAGCAAGCTCGCCGCGTCCAAGTTCAATCATGTGCCGGCCAACGCGAACCCGAGTTTCCCTCCACGCCGCGTTTCCAACCATCCAAAGCCAAGCTTCACGTTCGGTAAACGGCTCTTCCGCAAATATCGGGTGATCGAACACACCCCGATCGACTGCGAAAACGCCGCGCTCGCTCATGCGGCCCTCACGGTGATCTCGCAGCAGTCGACCGGCGCCCGCTCGATCGACAGCTTGCAACAACGACGGTCGTCCTCGGTTAAGGAGACCCGCACCAAAAAATCCAATATTGGCTTTGCGCGGTTATCGATGTCTCCGCGAGTCTCCACCGGAAGTTTTATTGATGCCGTGTAGAATCCGGAAATCGAATTCATCCGCAATGGCTTCTGCGTCATATACCAACCATCGGCTTCGCGAAGCCACTTGCGATAAGCAGACGTTTTATACCGACCTCGACCTGGACGGTTGGCATATAGGTTGTTGACGCTTGGGGGGACGGGAAGACAGAGCGTGATCATGCAGCACGGCCCCCAAGCCTTGCCTCTATCGCCGCAATATCTGACGCCATAGCCCCCTGTCTGCGCATCTCCCGTTTGATGCGGCGGCGGGCATGGACGACCGATGAAGAATCGAAATTCCCAAGCAATCGCCCGATCTCTGCGTAGGAGCACACAGTGTGCTTCGCGCATAGATACATGGAGATGTGGCGGGCGTAGCTCGTTTCACGATCCCGGCGGCGAGATGCGATGTCACGCCGCGTCACCTGACACCTCTCGCAGACAAGGCCGATGACTTCCGCCACGGTCGGCGCAAGGGCTTCTGGCGGCGCAATCTCAACCGGAAATTTCACGATAGAGGCGGTCTGACTGCTCATGAAAACACCTCACCCAATGCCTAGGTATGAACACACGGCCTCGCGCAAAATCGCTTTTGGCGTGGTGTCCTTCGCCATCGCGGCGTTGATGATCGCGACTCTGATGTGGGGCTCAATCTTGACAGCTTCGTACCTACGAAGAACCGCCCTTTCATCCCCCTTGCTTCGCGCACGGTTTACGATCACCCGCACGCGCGAACCGCTCGACACGCCCAGGAGATCGGCTATCTCTTGGCTCTGCATTCCGGTTGCCCATAAATCCAGAACGCGGTTATGATCAACTCTCCTGCGAATGATGGGCCTCATTGCTTATCCCCCTTCAGCACGCGATCAGCATCATGAAAGCAATCGTCGGTCGGATAGTCAGGCCAGACGCGCTCATGCGCATGCGTAATGCGGCGTTCTGCGATCTCTCGCATCACGCGCTGTAGCTCTATGGCGTCCTTGGGGATGTAGATTTGAGCGGTCATGTCACACACCCCACCGCTGTGAGGTGATGAACAGCGTGACAAAGCCGAAAAAGATAAGCCAGCCGACCGCGATCCAAGCAAACAGTTTTGCGACGGAACGATCCGCCTGATCTTCCCAGTCCATTGCAACCCCCGTTGCTATGATCCATTCCCGAAGGTACTAGCGACGCTTACGACGTATCTCCGAAAGCTTGCGGCGGCATTGGCCCAAGAACCACGCCGCCAAGTCGATGAAGAAATCAGACGCCTCGCCTAAGCGGTCGCTGATCCATTGGGATATGCGGGCAAGAAGGTTGAACATTGGAGTTGATTTATCCCGTTAAGTCCGTTTCGGACGGCTGGCCGGATACTCCGGAAAAAGAAACCTGATCTGGTTACGCTCAGCGTCCGCAAGGATGTAGCTGCCGTAGTAGGCGGCATCGTCCACAGTCTCGCGGCGGATGTCCTTCTCGACTTCAAAGATCGCGTCGACTTGGTGGCCCATAGCCTTCTTGTCGGCCTTCGTCAGACCGCCGTCCGTCATCATGCCTTCTTGAAGGCTTTCCGTAAGATTGCCGCACTTCGCCATTGCGAGCCGCTGCATGGCCAACGCGCCAAGTTCGAATGCCCGTTTCCGTGTCAGCCTCGGCATTTGCCATAACCTCCGGGTTATCGTGTCGCGAACCCAAGCTCGGGTTGATCGGATTCGAGCGCTTCCAATTCAGCGCGCAACTGACGACGCCGCGCCGCACGCGCTTTCGATTTCTTCTCGCTCTCAAGCTGTCTGAACCACGCTTCCTTGGTGGCCTCGGGAAGCTCGTTCCACATCATCGCGAACAAGGCAGCGCCCATCTCGGGACGTTTCTTGTCCGCCGCGAGGCGCATGAAGTCGCTCAGGTTCATCTCGCGCTCGCCCTGCTTCCAATGGCGGGCGGTGCGCTCTCCGCAGCCAACAGCGTCCGCTATCTTGAACGACGTTTTAATGCGGCCGATGAAGGCTTGCGCAATTTGCATGACTCGCGACGCGTAAACTTCTTGCGGCACGATCGTGCCGTTCAAACGGCACATATGTGCCGTGTCGAATTTGTCGTTTTCCGCTGCGTCATCCATAGTTTTGCGCATGACGAACAAGCCCTCAGTGAACGCGATGAGCGACAGAGAAGATTGGCGAGCCGCCGGCCGCATGGTGGACGACAGCTCGCCCCTGCCGGCCGCCAACGGATCCCGTGCTCGGCAGCAGGTTGCCAGCGGCGCCGCCGGCAATGTGATTGTGTTGGTGCGGGCTGGGGACCCGGGGGGACGAGGTGCACCCAGCCCGCTTGCCGCGCCGGGGAGAGCCGTGCCGGCGGGCGACGCCATCAAGCCAGCGGGAACGGCCGGCGACGGCGAAGTGATTGTGTTGATGACGGCTATCGAGAACGTGAAAACGTGGATCAGCCTCGGACGCGCCGTCCAGCGCGCTATTCACAGGACGAATACGTAATGTCGTTACGTTACGACTTACCAGAGTGCACACACCGTGAGACACTTCCGCCTTCATGGAGAAGTGGCCCTGGAAGACGGGCCGGTGATGCTGGCGCAGATCGCAGCCGTGTTCGGCTCGCCTATGGTTGCGCCGGAAAGAGTGCATCGGCTGGCGAGCTGACGGCGTCATTCAAAGACCTCAGCCCAATCAGCGCGGATGACCTTTCTCGGCAGGCCCAACACCTCCGACACCTTCGGAACGAGGCCCCTATCGACCTTGCGCGCACAAGCGCCGTTGGACTCCCAGCGCGCGACAGTCGTCCGCGATACGCCGGCTTCCTTGGCGACCTCACCCTGTGTGAGACCCTTCGCAATACGTGCTGCTCGGATCGGATTTCCTGACATGATCCGGCACGGTAACCGATTTGGTCACAGCGCGCAACCCCCTGGCGAGGCTTTATTGTGACCGCTCCGGTTCAAGACCCGGGCACCGCCGTCCGGTATGCTACCGGGATGGTTACCCGCATTCATCGCACGGCCGTCCGCCACCTTTACCTCAAGGAATGGCGGGAGCACTTCGGCGTCTCCCCCGATCAGATGGCCGGGCGCATCGGGATCGAGCGGGAATCCGTGTACCGATGGGAGCGGGAGCAAAACCGGCTCAACCCTGAAAAGCAGACGGCATATGCCGAAGCGCTGGGGATCGAGCCCGAGGACCTTTGGCGGTACCCCACCAAGCCGAGCCTTGATGCCCTGCTCCGCGGCAAGGATGCCGCCACTATCGACATGGCCGCAGATATCGTGCGGCGCCTAGTCGGAAAGGCCAGCTAACCCCTCTCAAGAATCAACATAAGTCTATCTGGTCACTGGCATATCCAGGTTGTGACCGGATCGGCCAAATATTTTTTCATGTCCCTATTGCGCTGTGTGACCAAATCGGTTACAGCACTCCTGTCAAATCAAGACGGGAGCCGAAGATGTCCACCAAGAAGACCAGCAAGTCGAAACCCGCCAAGCAGGCGCCTGCTTGGCGTGACGAGGATTTCCGCGTCGCGTCTACGACGCCGACCCCCCCAGTCGCCGACTGGTGGGAGCCCGAGCTGCCCAACCCGTTCATGTCGATGTGACCTGTGCAGCACGCATCTTCGGGTGCGTGTCACAGAGGCCAGATCAAACGAGTCCGCCATGGACAGCAACACCAAAGACTCGTGGGGACGTACGCCGGCAGACGACCGCGCTCTCATATCGTATGCGCGCTGGCTAGGTCGGCTAGGTCGCGTAGAGCGCAAGCCGTACGACGACGCGACGCTCCGGAAATACATCGCAGATGCCGACAAGCGCTTTGCTGCTGGCCTGTCGACTGCGGACGAGCACGCCAGCGAAGTGCGCGCCTATGTGCGCCTGTTTGGGCCGATCGGTTTTGATTGTGATCGGTTTAGGCCCGAGCGCGTCGAAGACGACCCGTCATCTGAGCTGCCGTACGACCTGTATGGCTGAGGAGGGATATGATGTCCTGCAAGATGGAATTTTTCGGCGACCCGAAAAGCATCTTCGCCATCGATCGCGGCGACTATGCGTGCATCAAGATCGTCATGCCCAACCGCGTGTTCGGTAAGGGCGAAAGCCTCGACAACGAAGTGACGATCTTCTGCGACGACAAGGAACTTGCCAAGCGCATCGGCACTGCAGCCAACGCGGCAATTGCCGACTACCGCGCTGAGCTTGCCGGCGAGATGATCACGAGCCGGCGATGTCCTGATCGCAGACGCAGCGGAGTAACCACAATGCACGGGCTGACATACGACGAACTCAGGGCCCTCAATCCCTGTAGCGGCAGCCTGAAGCGCGTCGCAAAGCTGATGGGCGGGGCCACAAAGTGGAATGGGCGCAAGATTGACGCCTCAGCCGCTCGCGAAGCCGGCGCAACGTTCAACGACATCATATGGGCCGCATCGGCCGTAGCCCGCTCCGATAAGGATGTGGAACGCCGCTTGCGTCTGTGGATGGCGGACTGCGCGGCGCGCGTACTGCACATCTACGAAAATCACGCGCCAGCCGACAAGCGCGTTCGTGACGCAATAACGGCCGCTCGGGCTTACGCGCGGGGGGAAATTTCGTACGCCGCCAGGGCCGCCGCCAGGGACGCCGCCAGGGACGCCGCCAGGGCCGCCGGGGCCGCCGCCGGGGCCGCCGCCAGGGCCGCCGCCAGGGCCGCCGCTTGGGACGCCGACTGGGACGCCGACTGGGACGCCAGGGCCGCCGCCAGGGCCGCCGCTTGGGACGCCGCCTGGACCGCCGAAGAAGCATGGCAATTCGATCGGCTCATAGCGCGGCTCGGTGACGATGAGCCGGCTGATTGGCCGCTAGACGCAGCGGAATAACACCAATGACCCGTGTCGAGCAGATCGCCAAGGCAAAGGCCGCCTACGACAGGGCGGTGAGACTGCGCAAGCGGAAAGAGGCATCGATCATACTGGCCCGACTGGTGTCCTTGAAGACGCGCCAGCTTCGCGCCGAATGCAAGAGGGCCGCACGATGACATGGAACGCCAACATCGCCCGCGCGATCGAGACACGCGGCGTCTGGTTGAAGCAGGACGCGGCCGACCTCGGCTCAAAGTCCCTCCTCCTCACCGGTCGCCCGCCATTCGACCCGTATGTGTGCGAGGTGCTGGACGATACCGAGAAAGAGCTGTTGACGGCTCTTGAGCGTGTGCGGATGGCACGAGAACGTATCAACGGGCTTCCGGTCGAAGTCATGCAGGCTGCGGAGTGAACGTGAGCGACATTTACGAACGGCTTCGCGCCCCCTTCCCGCCAGATCGCGTGTCGTGGCGTGTCGGAAGCACCACCGGCGACAAAAAGCGCGGGATGGCGCTCGCGTACATCGATGCCCGCGACGTCATGGACCGACTTGACGATGTCTGCGGCCCCGCCGGATGGCAATGCGATTACCCGCACGCGAACGGAAAGACGGTCTGCCGTATCGGTCTCAAGATCGGTGATGAGTGGGTATGGAAGGCCGACGGTGCTGGCGACACGGACTTCGAAGCGGAAAAGGGCGCCCTCTCGGATGCCTTCAAGCGCGCGGCGGTTCGCTGGGGAATCGGCCGCTACCTGTACGACACCGCCGCTCCATGGGTCGAGATCGAGCCTATGGGCAAGTCCTTCAAGATCAAGGATAGCGAACTGGCGCGCCTCAAGAAGCTGTTGAGCGGACAGGCTGCGTCGATCCAAGCCGCAGAGACGCCGCGCATGAGCGCTGATGACCAGACCGAGATACATCCGCCTCCCCCGCTGTCTACGGCTGCCAAAGACATGATGGCGAAGATCGATTTGTGTCAGACGCTCAAGGCGCTCGACAATTACGGGCCGACGATTGCCGGCGACGTGGCGAAGCTCGCCGCGAACGAACAAGACGCTGTGCGCTCTCACTTCGCGGCACGCAAGCGCGGGTTCAAGCAACAGCAGGAGGCGGCGTGATGGCAAGCGTGAACAAGGTATTTCTACTCGGAAATGCGTGTGCGGATGCTGAGATCAGGCGCACGAATGACGGTCGCTCCGTTGCCACCATCCGCTTGGCTACAACGGATTCGTGGCGTGACAAAAATTCGGGCGAACGCAAGGAAAAGACGGAGTTTCACCGCGTCGTCATCTTCAACGATGGACTGTGCAAGGTCGCTGAGCAATACGTCAAGAAGGGCACTCGTCTTTGGATCGAAGGCGCCTTGCAGACGCGCAAGTGGACCGATCAGGCCGGTGTCGAAAAGTACTCAACCGAAGTCGTGTTGCAGAACTTCGGCGGGCAGCTTGTGTTGCTTGGCGACCCGCAGCGCGATGAGCCGAAGCAGACATACGGCGACGCTAAGCCGCCGAAGGGGAATGCCCCCCAGGCGCCGCGCCGGTCCATGAAGGACGAAATGTCTGACGACATCCCATTTGGACCGGAGTGGCGATGAGCAACCAGCCGCTCAGCGAACAGTACCGATTGGCCGCCAAGGCGTGGGTCTCGCTCGATAGCGCGGCCTCGCTACTGGAGGAGACTAAGTCGGCTGTTCTCTCTCAGCGGATGACCGCTCTAGGAACCATGCCGGTGAGCAAAGCCGAGATGACCGTCAAGGCATCCGCTGAATGGTACGAGCACGTGACCAAGATCGTAGCCGCGAGAGAGGCCGCCAACCTCGCCAAGGTCAAGCTGGAATGGCTGCGGATGAAGTTCAGTGAGTGGCAGTCGGCAGAGGCCACAAAGCGAGCGGAGATGAAGTTGTGAGGTCCGTTCCAGAATGGCGTGGCAAGACAGACGACGCGAAGGTGCCACCGCGTATCCGGCTTCGCGTATTCGAGCGACACGAGGGCCGCTGCCACATCAGCGGGCGCAAGATTATGCCGGGGGAGAAATGGGAGTTGGAACACATTGTAGCCCTGGCAAACGGCGGCGAGCACCGGGAGTCGAATATGGCCCCGGCGCTCGTCGCCCCTCACAAGGACAAGACGCGGGCTGACCGCAGACTGCAAGCGAAGCTCGCGAAGATCAGGAAGCGACACATTGGCATTCGCAAGCCGTCTCGTTTCCCCGGCTCTCGTGACAGCCGATGGAAGAAACGAATGGATGGGACGGTTGTCGAGCGCAGCTAACCACACGATAGGAACGGGTGCGATGTTTTACGTTGGACAGAAAGTGGTGTGTGTGAACGACCGCGCAAGTCACGGGTTTCCTCAAAACGACATGGGGGGGCTCACCGCAGGTCAAATATATACCGTGTCCAAGGTGGGGGTGCGATCTTGGCTTGACGGTGCGCCATGTATCTTTGTGGCTGAGATATTCCGGGGAGACAGCGAGCGTGGGTTTTGGGAACACCGCTTCCGCCCTGTCGTCGACCGCAAGACAGACATCAGCATCTTCACCAAAATCCTGAACGACGTGAACAAGCGCGAGCTTGTGCCGGTCGACCGATGAAAACAGCACTTCTGCGGAAGCAACAATGAATTCAGAGTTTTCCCCCGCACCGGGTCTAGCAGTCCGCGGACTGCGCAAATTCGGCCCCAGAAGGAAAGCCAACGGCAGGCGGGAAATTACCGTTGGACATCTGGCAGGAGTGAAAAGCCTGCACAGCGCAAACGCGGCGCCGGACCGTACCCCGGAGATCGGGGGATCGCGTGACAGCCGGAGAGACGGCACTACTCGTAAATTCGTGAGGATCGAGATGAGCAAGAAACCGATCTACCTCGACGACCGAGAGCGCGATTTGGCCCGTCGTGTATTCGGTTATATTTCCAAGGGCCTACGAACAACACCATCCAACGCCGGTGATCTGTCGATGGTAGCGCGCAATTGGATGGCGGATGAGATTGACGCGCTATCCGCCAAATTCACGCTTGATGATTGAATAACGAGGTTTTCAATGGCTGGAATTGACAGGCTTGCAGAAACAATGGGGCGCGACAGCGACCTTGATCTGATTGAACGTGACAACCTGTGCGGTGATGCCGCCGACGCGATTGAGCGCCTGACACGCGAGCGGGACGAGGCGATACGCCAGGGGCTGGTCATTGGTGCAGAGGCGGCGAAGCAGGCCGCAGAAAACAAGCGTCTGCGGGAAACGTTGCAGTTCTACGCCGACGCCGACAGCTACTTAAGCACGCGATCATCACCTATCGTCAGCACAGGGACGCACCGGGCTTCTCCGGTAGAACAGGACTTCGGCCGCAAGGCGTTTCACGCGCTCAGCGTTATTGAGACAGAAGGTCAGGATCCGTGAGTTGGGAAGATCGCGTCGCTCAACAATGTAAAACAGGTGCGTCGTTTTTGGCTCGTGGGATGAGCATGGAAATGGAATCCGCCTGTCACTCCATGTCGCGCGGGATTCTCGGTCAGCACCTTGACGCGAAGTACGGCGTCGGGAAATGGGGCGTCGCCGGCATCGCTTACGACACTCACGAGCGAGATGGGAAAATTCTGCTTTCTGGAACAGATCTCGGAAAAGAGTCAGTTGAGGCAGGTCTGGAAGAGTTGCGGAGACAACTGGCGGCGTACGATGCTGCGATGGACTTAACTTCTGCGCAGTCATGACCAAAACAGCGCACATCTTTGGGAAGTGAGGATTCAAATGGACATCATCGACGCATGGTTGCCGGGCATCCGACTTCTCTTGGCTGTCATCGGCATTGGGAGCGCGTTTACGTTCAGCGTCGCTGCGGTATGCAAACTCATGAAGTGGGCGCCGGTCAATATCACGGTGAACGTCTACAAGCCGGATCAAAACTGACTTTGGGGAAGTAATGGAAATCAAGCCATGCCAAATTGGGAAAAGATCGCGAACGAACGATTGCGCGCCCTGTGGTTGGTGGCCCACGCGCACGGAGGCCGGTTCGGCGTCGGTCGCTCGGTTCAGGAAGACTATCCCGGCGACGCCGCCGCAATCGTCACGACGTACACCGATCGACAGTTCGGCGACTTTGTCATTGAGGCGCGAAAGCGCGATTGACTCTAGGGTAGTTGTGATGGGTACGCCCCGACCTGAGACATTGGAACGCGAGAGAGAAAAGCTCTACGTCACCGACGCCGAGCTGATCCGCCGTATCGGGGCGCCGGAGAGGATCGCGCGGGCGGCTATAACGACGCTCGATCACGACCCGCGATCGGGCTTCCCGAAAAAACAAAAAGCCTGGGGAGACCGCCGCTATTGGCCGGCAGTTGTGGCATACTTCGACAAACTCAACCGCCTGGGGAATGGACATGAGCGACAGGCCGACAATAACGGACGCGCCAGGGCTTACGTGGAAGCGCCGCAGGAACGGATGGGAGGCGCGCTGGCAGGCCAGAACAGATTTGGTCCGACGCGGGTACAGGCCCCGGTCGTTCCGCATCTGGTACGGGGACAGCCCGACTGAGGCCGAGGCGGCAATCATTGCCGACCAGTGCCGCATCCTGCAAGACGACATGATCGTCTGGGGACGTGGCGGCATCCAGCGCATCACGACCTTTGACGGCACTTGGGGCGCCCTGATCGCCTGCTTCATGACGGACCCGGATTCGGCGTTCAAGGCCGTCCGCTACAAGTCCCGGAAGCACTACGAACAGCTTTGCAGCCATCTGTGGAGAAGCATCGGCGCCGAGCCCGTCCGGGATATGAACGGACGGCGCATCAAGCGTCTTCACGAGGGGTGGACGGCAAGCGGCAAGATCGCCATGGGCCACGCCCTGGTGCGCATGATGCGGACGCTCCTCACGTTCGGCGCCACGATACTTGAGGACAAGGATTGCAAGGAGGCTCGCGCGCTTTTGCATGACATGCGGTTCAAGCAGGCTCCGGCGCGCGTGGATCGCCTAACGGCGGAACAGGCTGCAGCGTTCCGGGAGATCGCGCACGCGCATGGGCGCCACTCCATGGCCCTGGCGCAAGCCTTCCAGTTCGAATGCATCCTTCGTCAGAAGGACGTTATCGGCGAGTGGGTGCCTCTCGATGAGCCCGGCCCCCTCACGACCGTCACCGCCGGCAATGAAAAGTGGTTCCGCGGCCTCCGATGGGAGGAGATCGACGCGCGGATGGTGCTCCGTCACATCACCAGCAAGCGGCAGAAGGAAATCGAGGTCAACCTGATGTTGGCCCCGATGGTGATCGAGGAGCTTTGCCGGCTGGCCGGGTGCGCCCCCGCCGAACTGACCCGCGACCGGCTTCCGGCGTCTGGCCCGATCATCATATCCGAGCGGCACGCCGTCCCGTGGCAGGGTGGGGAGTTCCGCCGCATCTGGCGCAACCTCGCCACCAAGGCAGGAATCCCGAAAACCGTTCGCAACATGGACAGCCGGGCCGGGGCGATTTCCGAGGCCACTGATGCCGGCGCCGAGCTGGAGCACGTCCGTCAGGCGGCAACCCACGGCGACATCGCAATGACCCAGCGGTACAGTCGCGGAGCGGCGGAAAAGATCGCCAATGTGCAGCGCAAGAGGGCCGATTTCCGGCTCGGAACGCAGCCGAAACGCAATGACTGA